CTGAAGCGAAGCATAATCGCCGTCGGTATCAACGAGCGAACCCGGCGTGTCTTGGCGAACGACCAAAGCCAACGTGCCGGTATCGCCGGTGGTATGGGCCGAGTCCTCAGCATACTGAGTGCCGCCCCCGCCTCCCGTGACGCGAAGTTCGCCCGATGCGTTGATCGAGAACGGCGTGTAGTCGCCGTCCGCACTGACGAGCGAACCGCCGCCGTCGTCGCGGACCGCAAGCATCATCGGACCGGCGTCGGTCGCTCCGGCCGCGGAGTCACGGTTGAACTCGGTGCCGCCCCCACTGCCGCCGTTGACAAGGTGGACGCGCAGCGCATTCGTCGCCGACTCAACGTGGGCGTGCTCGCGATCCGGGCCGCCAATGATCTGGGTGGAGCGACTACTCATTGCTGCGGCTCCGGAAAGGCACTCTTGATCCGCACCGCAACGACACAACGGCAGTTGATCGTTTCGTTTGCTGGTGCGTCCGGATCACCGGGGTGCATGAGCTGGTGCCCCGCCCCCGAGGTGAAGGGTTCGTTCATTCCGCGTTCCTGTCCGTTCATCGGCTTGTGGGAGCCCCGCACACGCTCGTCTCCGGCCGTGTTCCAGATCCGTTCCATGTTGTCCGGAGACAACGTGCCGTCGGCAATCGCCTGCTGATACAGGGCATGGGTGCCTTGGTTCGCCGCGCGCAGCGCTTCGGTCCGCGCGATAACCTCGGCCCGGTGGGCCAACATCCGATCGCGGTAGGTGCCCACCATCCGTTCGATCTCCCGGCGGGACAACGGTTCGTCGTTCAGGATGGCGTTGCGGATCGTCGGATCGAACCGGCGGTCACGTAGCTCGCGCCCCAGCGCGTCCGCCGACAGGTTCTCCAGCGATCGGCGATAGTTCGCAACGATCTGGAGTTGCTTCGGCGTGAGGCCGATCGCGTTCTTGAACTCTTTTGCGACCTGACGCGGGTTCAATCCGCGTTGAACTCCGTCGGTGAGGATTTGCCGCACGACTTCACGTTGCTCTTCGGTGAAGCCTCGGACGAGCCGGAGGTGGTTCCGTTGCATTGCTGCGACGGCGTCAACGTTCGTTTGGTCGAAGACGATTTGGATTTCGCGAACGCTTCGGCCGAAGAAGCTCGCTGCTTCCTTCGCCGCGTTGACAAACTCGTCAACAAACGACTCGCCGATGATCGAGATCGAGCGAAGAGCCGTGTCAAGCGCCTGCGCCATTGATCCCGCCTCGATGAAGCCGGCAATCTCATTGAGCGTGAACTGGGACTTGATCGAAGACACCATGCGCAGAAAGGCCGACGCCATCCTTGGCTCGGCCTGCGCCAGCAAGCGCTCGATGCGCTTGAAAGAGTCTTCGAACTCGACCACTAGACCTCAGAACAGGAAAGGGTGTAGGTTGCGGCGTCAGGATCGCGGTCCACCACCCCGATCTCGTAGACGGTTCCTTCGATCGTCACGCGGTCGCGCTGGCTCGGGGCCGTTGCTCCACCGTTGATCGTGTCGCCGATCAGGATGATGCGCACCATGCCGTCATCGACCAACGTGCCGCCGATGTCGGTGTTCGCTTTCTTCTCGATGAAGCCCTTGCAAGCGTGCGTCGCCGTAGTCGGATTCGTTCCAGCAGTCAACGAACCGGGCGTGCGCGTTCCGGCCGTAACGACCGAAAGCGTCGCATCCAGCACATATGGACCGATCTCGTCCTTGATGATCTTGGCGATGTTGACACCAAACAGGTTATTCCCCATGTGCGGGTTCCTCCAGCGCCTTGAGAACGGTGAACCCCTGGCGACCCGTCTCCGGGTCCTCAGCGGCCACCACCGTGTATTGCTCCGTCACGTCAACGTTCTCGTTGGTCAGTGGCGTGAACGCATGGACCTTGAAGCGAGGTTGTCCGTCAACCTCGTAGAGCGTGATGTGAAGTTGGAGATCCACGGGACTAGCTGGACAGGTTGCCCAAGTCGATGTAGGCGATCGTGATGGTGCCGTCAACGGTCAGGGAGTCATCCGCCGTGATCGCCGCCGCCACGTTGAGGTAGAGCGCGGCCGAAGCCCCGTCCGCGATCACCTTCGGGAAGGTTGCCGTGGCCTGGTTGTTCGTGTGCGCCTCGAACTCACCGGTGAGCGTGTCCGCGTTGAGATCCGCCTTCTCGATGATGTCGATCATCGTCGTCGCCAGCGTCGAAGCCGACGCAGCAGCGGTGCCGATGGCGATATCAACGTCCGTCGCCGCTTCCAGGCCGTTCGTCGTTCCCGCCTTCGTGATCGTGCAATCGACTTCGACGCCGAGCAGAAGCAGGTTGCTGTCCGGCAGGTCGAGCAGCTTCGTGCTGCCGTAGTCGTCTGCTTCCGCGACCGATACGCTGAAGCTGGACAACGTCAGCGTCGCCTTCTTGACCGCCAAGCTCTCGCTGGGTGGAATCGTCACGCCGGTGTTGGGTTCCCCGATCGAAACGCTTCCGCTGTCTTCGAGGTTCGGGATGATAACTCTGCCGCGCATTACTTGAACCATTTCTCTGTCTCCTTGTTAGCTGTAGCCTTCGTCTCGTTGGAAATCGCACGCGTCGAATGCGCGCGTTGTGCTGGTGCCGTAGGCCACACCGGCCGAAGACGTTCCAGCACCATCTAGGAAGCACTTCAGATAGTCGAACGCCGTGATCGGCAGTCGCGTATCCTCGCTGCTGTTCTTCGTCGAGCGGAAGAAGGTCACCTTGGCCGGTCCGGCCTCCGCCTTCTTCACGTTGGATCCCTGCCCACTGGAGGCGGCGATCGAGCTGTCCGCCAGGATCTCTCCTGCCAGCCACATCGTCGCGTGCGCCAGGTCGTCGGGCGTCGTCCCGTCCGTGACCGCGGTCCCGTTACAGGTTGCTGAATCCCGGGGCCAGGCGCGGTCCTGGGTGGCGACGGTCAACGTGCCCGACCAGTTCGGTTCGCCGATCGCGCGGTCAATCCAGTCCGAAGCAACGACCATCGAGCGGCCTTTGTCGTCGGTGGTTGCTGCGTTCCACGCGGTCGTCCCCGCGCCGAGGCGACCGTTGTGAAACGAGTCGCCGTCGGTGACGGCGTTGGCCGTCAGGGCGTAGACGCTGAACGTGTCCGAGCCGATTGTGACTGTTGCGATCGTTCCCATCTACTTCTCGTCCTTCTTGGGCGGTTCGTCCTTCTTCGGCGGCGTGCCGCCGTCGTCGGGCGCGTTCGGGTCTTCTTCAGGCGGCGGTGCGTTGGGCAACGCCGCAGCAAGTGGGTTGAGAGGGTTCGGGGCCAGCAAGTCGATCTCGCGATCGGGCTGGTGGGACAGTCCCATCTGATCGCGAATCTCGTTGATCGCCGGATCGTCCGGGAGCAACGTGGCTCCGGCCTTCGCCAGCTGGGCCAGCGAGGTCGTGATCTGCTCGATGTCGCGGAACTGGATCTGCTCGACGGCAAAGTTGGGCCGCAGCTCGTCGTCCCATCCGTTCAGTTCGAACAACGGGTCCAGGAAGTCGTTCTCCATCACCTCCTGAATCTCCTGGAGGGAGGAAGTGACGATCAGGGCAAAGGTCTCGCTCTTGTCCTTCGACATTGCGAAAGAGCCCTGCGAATCCGACCCCAGCATGAGATGTTCCACGCCCATGACGCGTGCCATCTCACGGTTCAACCGCTCGATCGCATTCGCCATGTCCGGCTGGCTCGTCGTTTCGCCGCGCAGCAGTTGAACGTCGAACTGCGCCATGTTGATCGGCGTTTCCTGCTCGCCGGTTCCGCGGTGGGGCTCACTATCCAACACGATGCCGGTATCCTTGCCCTTCAGCGCGTTCCGCACGAACGCTTCGATCGGCGCGCGCAACGCGGCCACTTGGTCCGCGGTCAGCTCGCCGCTTTCCTTCATCCGCTCCAGTTCGGCGAGCGGAGCCCGGCCGATCGGGGTTCCGCGCAAGTCGCGCTCGAAGCCCCACGCCTCCAGCAGCTCATACCGCTGGAGCGCGACCGATCGACTGACCAAGTGTCGGAACAGGCCCACCCCTTCGGGCGAGTCGTCCAACGAGTCATCCACGAGGTAGACCAGCTTGCCTCGCGGCAGGTAGATCGCCTCATGATCCTGCGGCGAGCGCTGAACCACCCCCAGCACGTGTCCCGCGCGATCCGTGTCCCAGCGTTCGATCGTGCGTTGTGGGCGCGGCGCAATATCGTCGTAGACAAAGGTGCCGTCGTCGTCCACGCGCATCGTCCATTCCTGGAGCGAGAAGCCGTAGAAGCGATACATGGCCGCGCGCCGGACAACCCGGTGCCACGGCGTGCGCATCTCATCCATGATCCTCTCGATGCGTTCGGCGATCTCCACCGCCTTCGCATCTTCGCTTGCTGGCTCCACGCGCCAGCTCGCCTTCGAGATCAGGTTGAGGAAGTATCGAACACCAGCGCCGATGATCGACGTGTTGACGAGCGCGTTCGAGAAGGTGTTGTATTTCTCGGTGCCGGTCAGGCGCGAGTCGCGCTCATTCTCGACGATGAAGCCGCTGTAGATCGCAACCCCGGGCTTGCCCACCGTCCGGGTCGGGGAGGGGTTGCCACCACCTTCGCTCGTCACCCGGACCGTCGGGTCCAGCGGCGCGTTGCTGGGCGTGTCTGTGCTGGTCATGTGATGATCATCCCGGGTTGGGTCGAAATCTGACGACCGCGGTCCATGAGCAACTTCGCGTAGGCGCGACTGAGTGCGTCGATCT